AATGCAGAGTTTGAATATACATTTATCTTGACACTAGTATCGCCTGATGTCTGTGCCTGTTCATAATGGTGTGTACCATTAGGGTCATCATACTTATCTTTTACATATTGTAAAAATTGACTAGTCGCCATAGGCCATTGGTGATATCTATCTGTGATATCGTTCACCATTAGTATTACCCAATGCAACTCTGGGTCATCATACATTTTATCTGCAAGACTTTCTGGTGTTTCTCCATCTTTTACATCGTAGGTATCAAACAATAATGTATTTGTTTTTATTTTAGCACGAACACCAACACGCCTAAGTATGTTTGTTACAACTTTAAAGTCACCTTGACCAACTGAATCATACGGAATTAAAGGAAATTGATTAAAATACATATTAGAATCCTTCCTCTGCTTTGTCTCTGGTAATTAAATCTAGTTCTTTAAAGTTTAAGGTCATTGATGTTTCCATAGGAACTGCATCTTTATAAGTCTTATATTTATCTCCACCATACTTAACATCCATATTTGTAAGTACACAAGTTCCTATTTTATTTAAATGTGAGTTTTCTTGACCAACATGCATATATTGAATATCAAATGTTGCAGGCATTGTTAGTTGCATAGCACCAGCATTTTTTATTTCTGGTAACATCATTGTTTTAAATTTCTTAACAATTTTTTCTGCCATTGCAGCCTCAGCTGCACTTTTTGGCATCATTTTAAATTCGTATGAAAAATCTCTTTTAGGAATACCCTTAAATGCAAGTTCCATTCTAGGTGCTTTGATAAATCCTCTTTGCATTTCAAAGACTTCTCTTGAACCAGCAAAGCCGGGAAACAAATCAATTGCACCAAACGCTCCTCGTAAAGCTGCGTCAGATAGATTAGCTGCAACAGGTTTTATATTATCGCTAACAACATCTTGTATAGATGCTCCAGCTACAATATCTTGATATGCCGCAGCCCCAATCATTGTACCTGTACCTATTTCAGTGTCTATATATTCTGCACCATACTTTACCTCAACAGTTGGAGGCATATACATACAGATTGATGTAGACATTCTTACAGTTGCTTTTCTTTTTACACTAAGAGATCGATGTTCCCTGTTCATTTTTAGTGTTGCGGCAACACCATTAGAATCTGCTGCTATTTCAGCTATTGCTGAATATTCGTTAGCTGCATCTGTCACAGCATTGTCAGGTTTGTATGTTACTGTTTCATAGTCGTTCGGGCCAGGTTTAAGTTTTCTTTGATCATCAGCTGATATGCCTTCAAAAGGATATTTTTCCCATAGGGTTCTAAGTTTTGGTCGTCTTACAGTCACCTGTTTATTAAACTCAGTTTCAGCCATACCTTGTAAGATTGTTTCATTATCATCCATAAATCCTTTTTTAGATAACGCAGCATCATACTTATCCTTGTTCATATAATCAAGAACTTCATCTGTTTGTTCATTAATAAAAAATTGAATATAATGACCCTGATTACCATTAGCACCAGCTGGTGCTTCTATGTCAAGAGGAAATGTTAAATTTTGAGTAGAATACTTGCTAAATATAGAAGCAAAATCACTAGTGTCACCACTTGATTTTTCGCCTCGTATGATATCTATGGCTTTATTTTTAAGAACACCAACGGCACTTTTAAAAACTCTATTTGCTTGACCTTCGGCAACGCTTCTTAACGCATTATAGACATTCTTTGCCATGTATAAATACTCCTGTGATTATAACTATTTATAAGATAAGTTAATGGCATATAGTGGAAAGTACAATCCAATTAACCCTAAAAAATATAAGGGTGACCCATCTAAGGTAATATATCGTTCACTTTGGGAACGTAAACTTATGGTGTATTGTGATAATACCAAATCTGTACTAGAATGGGGTAGTGAAGAAATTATCATACCCTATGTTTCGCCATGGGATGGAAAAGTGCATCGTTACTTTCCTGACTTCTATATGAAAGTTAAACAAGCTAGTGGCAAGACTAAAAAGTTTATTGTTGAAGTCAAACCAAAGTATCAATGTAAACCTCCAGTGTCAACACCAAAACGAAAAACCAAAAAGTGGATGAATGAAGTTAAAACTTGGGTCATTAATGAGGCAAAGTGGAAATCTGCAAATTTCTTCTGTGAGTCAAATGATATGGAATTTAAGATTTTTACTGAAGACCACCTTAACATTAAGTATAAATAGTAGTATGGCAAAGAAAAGCAAATATATTCAAAGTGTCGTAGACGCTGCGAAAGGTAGACCAAAATCTACTGATTGGTATCGTGCAAAAATTAAAGAGTTTGGAGAGCCAGGCGCCATGGATTTAATACGAGATGGAAAGCGTAATAATAGACCTTTCTATGGACGATTAAATATGTTTTTCTATGACCCAAAATACAAAAAGAAGTTACCTTACTATGATACATTTCCTTTGGTATTACCAATAGAAAGATATCCAGATGGATTTCTGGGTATCAACCTACACTATCTACCTATGAAGTTAAGACTTCAACTATTGGATAGATTGGTTGATTATAGTAACAATACTAATTTTGATGAAAGTACAAAACTGACAGTTGATTATAGCAAACTTAAAAAGATAAAAATACTTAAACCAACACTTAAACGATATCTTGCTGGACAAGTTAAGTCACAGTTCCGTAGGATAGATGCAGATGAGTTTACAGTTGCAACACTGTTACCTGTGCAGAGATTTAAGAAAGCATCAGCCTCAGAGGTTTATGCAGACAGTAGGAAAATGATCTAATGGCAGTCAACTTTAAAGGCCTTCGAGATGCAGTAGCATTTGGTGCATTAAATGAATTTCTTGCAACTTTCAATAGTGGTGATGGTTATTCAAGACCAAACCGCTATGAAGTTGTGATGAAACCACCCTCTGGTACTTTGGGAAGTAATCAAGTAAGTTTATTTTCTCAACTTATGGGAGAAAAACACACAAACGACAGTAAAGCTGTTTCTTTAAGATGTGAAGCAATAGCATTTCCCGGCCGTAACATGGACACCACACCAGATTCAAATCTGTATGGCCCTGAAAGAGAACTTGTAACTGGTTATAGTTTCCCAGACATTACTGCTACATTTCAATGTTCTTCTGATATGAGAGAAAAGTTATACTTTGAAACATGGCAAGGACTTACATTTAACCAACAAGACTTTTCTCTGGGTTACTATGATGACTATACTGGTGAACTTGATATCGTTGCTTTAGACGAACAAGACAACAGAAGATATGGTGTCAGACTAAGAGAGTGTTTTCCTAAAGCTATTACTGAACAACCCCTTTCATATGCAAATGGTGCTAGTTATCAAACTGTATCAATTACTTTTGCTTATCGTTTTTGGGAAAATATGGAAGATGAAGCAAATCCAGTACACAGACCTTTGACAGAAAGAATTGCAGAAAATGCTGTAAATACTGTATCAAGGACTCTTACTGCAAATTTACCATCAGTACTGCGGCGACTATAAAATTATAATTTAAGGATGAAAAATTATGGCATTACCAAAACTTAATACCCCAACCTATGAGTTGGAATTACCCTCAACAGGTGATATTTTAAAATACAGACCATTTCTGGTAAAAGAGCAAAAACTATTACTGATAGCTCAAGAATCTGGTGAAGATTCTCAAATTACAACCGCAATGGGAGAGTTAGTCAAAACTTGTACTTTTAACAAAATTGACCCAAAAATTGCTCCAATGTTTGACATTGAATATATTTTCTTAAAAATCAGAGGAAAGTCTGTTGGAGAAAAGGTTGAATTAAATTTGTTGTGTCCAGATGATGGCAAAACAACAGTAAAGAAAACTATTAATATTAATGATATTGAAGTTCAAATGGACGAAAACCATACCAATAAAGTTAAGATTACAGATGATATCGAATTAGAATTTAGATATCCTGTTATTGCTGACATGACAGGTATAATGACAAAATCTGTAAGTGAAATTGAAAAAATATTTTACTTTCTTAACAGTTGTATTGAAAGTATTACATTTGGAGATGACATTCATCATAGAGTAGATTTAAAAGATAAAGAAATTTCAGAGTTTATTGACTCAATGACAGGGGATCAGTTTGAAGCTTTAACAGAGTTTTTTAATACTATGCCCAAGTTGCGTCATATAATTAATGTAACCAATCCAAAAACAAAGAAAAAGAATGAGATTCTTTTGGAGGGTTTGGAAAGTTTTTTAGGATAGGGCTTTCCCACGAAAGCCTATCTAATTACTTTCAAACTAACTTTGCAATGATGCAACACCATAAATACTCATTAACAGAGTTAGACAATATGATGCCGTGGGAAAGAGAAGTGTATGTTAAGTATTTGATAAAACACCTTGAAGAAGAAGAAAAAAGAATAAAACAAGAGCAGAGAGGATAAGTGTGATGACTAAAGAAGTAAAAAGTCACCATCCAGCAGATACAAATGGGGATGGTAAAGTATCAGATGAAGAACATGCAATGTTCCTAGAGTTCAAGAGAAAAGAACTTGAGGATAATGATGCAATGAGAGATGCTCAAAGGCAAATGACATGGTTTGCTTTATTTGGATTGTTACTATATCCATTCGCAGTAGTACTTGCATCATTGATAGGATTAGATGAAGCACAAAAAACACTAGGTAGTATGGCTCCAACATATTTTGTTGCTGTTGCTGGTATAGTTGCTGCGTTCTTTGGAACACAAGCATACGCTAAAAACAAATAAGGTAAA